CAAGTGCGGCTGCAATAGAGTTATATGTGATTATAACTGCTTTTATAACGGATGGTTAATATAATTAGAAATTCTATTTAACACTTCCACGAAATTTAAACATATGTAAATCAATAATTAATATGATAAAAAATGTAAAATATTAATTATTAAAAAAAAATCTGAAGGTCGTTCCATAGTTGGATTCGTCTGTCCAAATCCCGGATACTTTCAAAAGTATATTAGCGCTATCTAAGTTTACAGGATCTATTTTATCTTCACTAAAAATTTTTATGTAATTTTGATTTAGTTGTTCTTCGATTCTATATGTAGGTATTTTTGTTTGGGGTGGCGCAATTTCTAAAAGTTTTTGTTCAACATTTTTAATAAATGATATTATTTTTCTATTTTTAACCTTATCAAAGGTGCATTTAATTTTATTAAAATAGCGTTCTATTTTAACATTTTTAAGAGAAAACACAATGAATAATCCGTTCGATGTAAAATATTGATCTGAATAGTAAATTCTATAAAAATCGCCTCCTGTTAAAATATTATTTTTTGTTTTATCTGAAAACATTATATATTCATTATGAAATTGGTCAGGTCTGAGCACTAGAAGCATGGTTATTAATATTTGATGGATAACATTTAAGTCATTCATTTTCATTATTAAGTAAGGCTAAAAAATGCAGTGCTACAATATTTTCATTTGTTATATCATCTATAGTATCCATTAAAATGGCTGTTTTATGACATTGAAGTAGCGTCTTTTCTAGATTTTTAATTTTAATATCTATATATTCTCTCCAAAGATTTGTTAAATTGGGGTGGGATTGTTTGTATTTATTCAAATCCATGTTCGCTTTATTTATAAGATCATCCATTAAAAATATTAGATTTTTATTTTTATTAGTATTTAAGTAATAAAGATAAAAGGCTTATTTTACCAAATGGTGAAATATTATGAGACCAGATTTGAAGAATATGTATTAGCAAATAATAAAAAGAATTTACATCCTGAATTAAATAAACTTGAAACATTGCAAAACAATGATCAAAATCATAATATAATTTTGTATGGACCTCCTGGTGTTGGAAAGTATACCCAAGCTTTAAACTATATTAAAAATTTCAGTAATTCAAATTTAAAATATGAAAGAAAAATGAATATAAACTTACAGAAAAAAAAACAATACACCTTTAAAATAAGCGATATCCATTTTGAAATTGATATGGAATTATTAGGATGCAATGCAAAAGTCTTATGGAATGAAATATACAAGGCGATTTTAGATATTTTATCTACTCGTCAATCGCACAGTGGTATCATACTTTGTAAAAATTTTCATAAGATTCATAATGAATTGTTAGATGTTTTTTACAGTTACATGCAATCCCTATCACATAAAAATATAAAATTGTCATTTGTTTTTGTAACAGAGTCTGTAAGTTTTATTCCGGATAATATATTAAAACGATGTAAGATATTACCAGTTAAACGACCAACGAAGTCACAATATAAAAAATGTCTTGGTAATATTATCCATTCAAATCTTGATATAAATAAAATTACGAATATCAAAAATGTACGTAGTAAAAGCACTATTTTAACGAATCCCAATAAAAAAATTGTTGGAAAAATAATTGAAAACATTGAGAATTTCAAATCAATTAATTATCTTGATTTTAGAGATAGATTATATGATATATTTATCTATCATTTGGATTTGAATGAATGCATTTGGGAAATTTTAAATCATTTTATTGAGAAAAAAAGACTAGATGGAGAGAAAATGGAAAAAGTACAAACGTTTTTATACAAGTTTCTTAAGTTTTACAACAATAATTATAGACCTATTTATCATTTAGAAAGATTTATGTTTTATTTATGTAAGACCATACATGAATTTTAATGAAGCAATTGATATACTAGGACTGTCAAGTAAATATTATACAGAAAAGGAATTGAAAAGGGCATATTATAAAAATGCGATCAAATGGCATCCTGATAAAAATGGAGGATGTGATGAATCAACGGCTCAATTCAAAAAAGTAAAAGAAGCCTATGAATTTTTATCCGACGATAAGAGTGAAAAGGAAAATCTGGAGGATATGTCTTATTCTATGATAATAAAAAAATGTATTTACTTTGTAATGCCAGAGTTTCAGTGGAATGATTTATTTCTCGATTCTACGATACAAACTGTTTTAAAAGATTGTAAAAAGGCATCAATAAAATTATTTGAAAAATTGTCAAAAGAAAAATCGTTAGAAGTATATGTTTTTCTCTCCAATCATAAAGAAATATTAAATTTAGAAGATGACATGTTGAAGGATATGTTAGAAATCATTAAGACAAAAACACAACATGATAATATTGTAATTTTGAATCCTGATATAAATGATTTATTAAATGACAAAATTTTTAAGTTAGAAGTTGGAGAGTCCACGTTTTATGTACCTTTATGGCATAATGAAATAGTTTTTGATGATGTTTCTGGGAACGATTTAATAGTTAAATGTATTCCCGAATTTGACAATCGCATTTATATCGATAATATGAATCAATTACATATTAAAGAAGAACGATCGATTATTAAAATTTTAGCAGATGAAAAAGTAGTGGTAAACGTAGGTGATAAAGTATTTGAAATTAACGGTACTAAAATAAATATTGTTAAAACGCAAACTATTGTTTTGAATAATAAGGGTATTTTATTGGCAGATCATGATAACTTATACAATGTCGAAAAAAGAGGTGATATATATATTCATTTGACAATTGTTGAATAGATAAAAAATTTTATAGAATATTTTATCTATTTAGTAAGCTTAGGCAGTTGCCTTGGTTTTCTTGCGACGAACCACCTTTTTCTTTTTCTTAGGAGCAGGAGGTGTCTCAGCCTTTACCTCTTCCTCCTCTTCTTCATCGTCTTCCGCGGAATCATCGAAGTGTGGCAAGCTGGTTGTAGTATCCTCCTCGTTTTCCTCTTCATCCTTTTGCACACTTTCAAGCATTTCATCATCATCGCTATCTGCTTCAAGATGGCAGACTCCTGTGCCAACAAGTCGAACCGGTGGTCGAACCTGTGCCTGTACAAGCTTCCAAGTGACTCCAAATCGACCTCCTGCCATCCATAGACCATTACAAGCAATAAGTCCCTTGATATATGATCGAGATGGAACCAGATCGACCGGCGTCTTATTACCCTGAGGTCCTTCGCATCCATCCTTTGTTGGTAGGAATGTGGGCTTACTTTGAGTATCGTATAGCTCTACATTAAACTTGCCTTCCCAAAATGGAAGCTTCAGCTTCATGCTTGGATTCCGACTGTAATCTGGCTCTCCTGAAATCTTATCCTTGGGATACTTAAGAAGTGGATACATCATTGCCTCTGCGACTTCCTTACTCATCTTACTCTTTCCGAACCACTCCTTCGAATTCTTTACAGCATCATTTAGAAGTTTTTCTTGTAGACTCTTCATATTTTTACAGAACGTTGCTACGCTCGAAGATTTCTCACTCTCAAATACCAGATTAGCATCATATGATACACGTCCTGAATTTTCATCTACTCGTTCATTCACTCCCCAAGTAAACATCATCGGCGCACTAATAACTAGTGCCTGACCATTCAGCTGAATCTGAACTTTCTTACCTCCGCGTGAATCAACTGTTGCGGACTTGTAAGTAACATTATCTGCATTAAGGTGTTTGGCTTTTACGATCATTTCGGTGGCTTTGCTCATTGTGTATTTATGAGTGTAATATAGATCTTTTGTTTTAAATCAATTTTTTGAAATTTTTAAGTATTTGAGATATATTTTGATATTCTACTATGATGAAGCAAATAAAAAATACTTGAGACTTGTAATACCTACATATTTTTTATATATATATTATTTTTCTATTTAAATACTGCATATATATAGCCTACATACTTGTAGTTCAAAAACTTATTTTAAACCACGATTTATAAACATTATAAAAAGATTTAAATTTAGGAATCTTATATATACAAGAATGATGAAATTATCGCCAAAGACATTTTTTAAACTTCATTTATATGAGAATGTACCCACACCACCACGGAAAAGAAAAAAGGTTTCTAGCGAAGACTTTGCTATACCATCTTATCAAGAATGGGAAAAACTAATAGCAGTAAACTACAATGTATCACAGTTAAAAGATATGGCGCGATACTATAAACAAAAGGTATCTGGTAATAAAAAAGAGTTAGTAAAAAGGCTATATAATCATTTAAAATTTTCATCTTATGCCGTAAAAGTACAAAAGGTATGGCGAGGATTCATGATTAAAAATTACAATAATTTACACGGACCTGGGGTTTTTAAAAGAACTAAATGTGTAAACAGTAGCGATTTCCTCTCATTAAATGATATTAAAGATATATCGCATAATCAGTTTTTTAGTTTTGAAGATAATGGATTTATATATGGATTTGACGCAAAATCACTGCATAATCTTATTATTAAAAATAAAATACCTACAAATCCATATAATAGAAAAATTTTAGATAACAACGTAATACAAAAATTTAATAAATTTTTACGATACGGGAAGCTATTGAAAAAAAATACAGTAGTTAGTTTAAAAGATTCTACTAGTAGTCTTAGCATTAATAAAAGAATAGAGCTCAACGCACACGGTATTTTTCAAAAAATAGATAGTCATGGTCATATAACTGATGCTAATTGGTTTTTATCGCTTGAAAAACCGCAATTAATAAAATTAATTAGAGAATTAGCAGACATTTGGAACTATAGAGCATCATTAACATCTCAAGTTAAAGTAGCTATTTGCCCACCACATGGAAATCCATTTTCAGGAATTAATATTCATCACTTGAATAATCAAAATATACAAACTCTTAAAATGAATATATTAAATATTTTTGATAATTTAATATCAAAAAGCCCTGAAAGAAATAATCAATCTCTAGGAGCATTTTACATCCTAGGATCCCTTACATTAGTTTGTCAAAATGCTGCAAATGCCCTCCCATGGTTGTACGAATCTGTTTTTTATTTGACAAATAATTAATAAAGAAATATTAACAACTTTTTGCGTAATATTTAGGATCTTCAAACGACTTAAGCTCTTGAAATAACAAATAAATAAATTGTTATGTCAAACAACTTAAAAGATAATCGTATAAATAGATTATAAAATGCCAAAAGTTAAGAAAGCCACCAAAGCTAAGAAAACCTCTTCCAAGTCGAAGAAGGCCGTCGCCAAAGAAGCTCCTGTTGTGGAGGTTGTTGCTGCTCCAGTTACTGAAGTAGCAGCTGTTCCTGCCACCGAGACTCCAGCTGTCCCAACTCTCACTGAGAGTTTTGGAGAGTTGCTTGGTCAGTTGCAGGCACTTCGCAGTCAGCTTACCAGTGTTACAGGACAGGTCCGTGCTCTTCAGAAGCGCGCAGATCGTGAACTTAAGAATGCTCACAAAGCAAGTAAAAAGCGTCAGAAGCGCACTGGAAATCGTGCTCCTAGTGGATTCGTGAAGCCAACCAAGATCAGTCTTGAGCTTGCCAACTTTTTGGGAAAGCCAAAGGGAACTGAGATGGCTCGCACTGAGGTTACTCGTGAGATTAACAAGTACATTCGCGCAAATAAGCTTCAGGATAAGGACAACGGTCGTATTATCCTTGCGGATACTAAGTTGCGCAAACTTCTCAAGCTCAAGAAAGATGACGAGCTTACCTATTTCAATCTTCAGCGTTACATGAGTCCTCATTTCGCAAAGAACGTCAAAAAGGTTGTAGCATCTGAGTAATTTATTTTCTGAATAATTAAAATTTAATAAAAAATTTAATTATTTTTATACTGATATTCAAATACTTACCTTACGAAAATAAATCCGTTGTTTGAAAGTATGTTTTTAAGAGATGGTTTATCCACCTTTCTATTCTTAATTAAACAATATCGTATTTTATTAAGAATCTCTGAAGGATTTTTATTATATATATCAAAGACGTCTTTAACCTGGTGATATTTTCTCAGAGTAATTTTGTTATTCATTTGTAACCATTCGAGAAATTCATCATCGCACGGTCTCATTTTGTATCGGGTGAAAATTTTATAAAAGGAGAATATATTTCTATGACTGTCGTTATAATCTGTTCCGGAAAGAATACATAATTGTTGAAATTCTGAAAACGTCATTCCAACAGATTCAAGCATTTTTCCCAATGGGTAAACAACCACTGTGTGGTTCAAAAGACTGACATATCGCAATACTCTAGGACATCCGTATGCAAACAAATCAGTGTCTTCGCTCAAACAAGCGTATGCGGCACCTTTAATCACTAGCGCAGAACACACTTCATCTGCTTCATTTGTCGCTGTGATATATTTAATACCATATGCATCTAATAAGGCTTTAACCTCATCTACATCTTGATATGTGAGTTTGACGAATTTTCGCCTCAAAAGCGCCATCTCCTCCTCCTTTTTTTCTCTTTCGTCGGGAGGCAGTGACTCCACATTTTTCATGATACTGAAGTATTCGCGTTTTGCTTGATCTCGTTGCTCTTTGCGTTTCAAAATAGTATCGGATTTGTTTTTCATGGATTTTCCATCGAAAACAAATAAAGCTGAAATATTATTCACGCGAAATAATGTACAAAGCATATAAATATTTTCTATAAGAGCATCCATTGCCTTAAATCTATATAAGTATATACTTGCATCCACTACGATTCTCTTTCCTGTTAGATTGCGAAGATGAGTTTTATAAGAGCCGTTCTCACGGAGATTGCGAAGAAATGTTGTCAGAAGATGAATGCCCATTATAAAATGTAGTATTTATTGTGTTTGCGTTTTAGCGTTTGACACTAGTTTAAATGTCATTTTTCAAATCAATTTTTTACATAAACTCAACAACAGTCATTCTCATAGTTTTGGCTACCACTTGATTACTTTTCTCCGCGACTCTTGATTTGTATTGTTTTAATATACTTTGCATCGAATTTATTTCTTCAATAAATTTGGGCGAATTATAATGAGTTTTTATAAATCGGTAAAAATGCATTTGATTATCTTTTGATCTATAAAACGCTAACGTATTATCGTTATTTGTTTTACACCACTTAATAAACGGTATCATGTTATATAATAATATAGCTTTGATAATATAATAAGCAAAAATATTCGTTTTTTCTTTGTATAAATATTTTCGAGCTCTGTCGCTTAAATTATTTTTATCATGTAAATTTTTATAATGTAATCCCATAAAATCTAATACTTTTACACACTGAAATAATGAAAAAAACTGTTCAAATACTAAACAATACTCTGCATATAAATAAAACTCTTTTAATTTCGCATTAGACATATAATAAGCTGTAAAGACACAATTCATTACAGTTGCCCAAAACTCAGTATACCCTTCATACAAATTAAAATCGCTTGTTATAGGGAAAAGTGTTTTTATTTTTTGATTTAATAAAGTTGTTGACATTGATGAAAAATCCAATCCTAATGAATGAAATGTTTCATGTATAAAAACTTTGAAAATTTCCTCTTTTCTGAACATGCAAATTTCTCCATCTGCGGTACATACAGTAGTAACTGCCGTGTTCGCATGATTTGATGCTAATACCGTAAATGGACTCGTTGGCAAGACCTTTTTTAAAGGTGTCATATAACAAAAAATTTTCAACGTTTTACTACATCTTGATCTTGTATAAACGCTAATAAATTTTAACCAAGTAATCATTTTAAATGCCAATTTATCAAATTTTGCCAATTGATTAAACTCGCCATTATTCATCAGATAAAAACTAATACTTATATTACGACCACCGACACTGCATTTATAACTTATAGTTCCCTTAATATTATTTTTGATATAAGATTTTACCTTTTCTGGTATATATGTACTACTTAATAGTGTACTTTGGTTTATTGATTTAAAATCTCGAACTTCTTTAACTGAAATTTTAATCTTATTTGATTTCCATTCTTTGTCTACAAATTTATCGGCTGATTTAATTTCTGTATAAAATTTTTTCATAATCCTATCAAACTCTCTTTGTTGTGTAGAATTTTTCTTTTTAATAAATTTTTCGAAATGGTCCATCATCGATTCCATAATATTTTCCGAGTCTTGTGAGAACTTCATTGAATAATATATATAAACAGGATAATATTTATAAATAGTTATCAATAATATTTATTATTACATTATTGATAATTATAACTTCCCCAATACTTCTCTTATCGTCATTGAATCATAAAAAACAATAGGCGACTGACCTCTAACAAAATGTTGTAGCTTAGCATCTTTTGTTGCCATTAAAACTCTTTTAGCTTCATCTACTTGTTTATATTTGGCCATCTGACCACGATACATCGCGCGTTCATTTTCTTTACTTGAAAAGAAATCTTCATCCAATTTTATTTTTTTAGATCTTATTTGTTTTCCCTTAAATTTTCCCGTTTTTCCACCAGCGCCTTTTGCCATAGCAGGGCTTTTAGATAATTCTGTATCTGAATCTAAAGAAAAAGTAGCATAAAAATCTGGATTATTTTTTTTAAATTTTGAAGCATGGTAAAAATGTTCCACGCTTTTCCACCGTTTTCCATCTAAAGTGAATTCGCCTTCAAAGAAATTAGAAAGGGTCTTTCTCCAATTTTTAATACCTGCCAATTCTGCAAACTTCATCACCTCTTTTTTATCTATTTTCTCTCCAGCTCCTTTACCAGGCTTTAAATCGCGTGATTTTGAATAAAATTGGAAGACAATATCTTCGTTAAATTTTACACCTTTCATGTTTTCCAAACCTTCATCGAATTTATCCTCTTCAGGTATTCCAATATCTTCCGCACCAGAATCTGTTTTCGGTTGCTCTAGTAAAACAGGATTATCATTGTTATTTTTTGACTCAGCTGGCGCACTTTCGCCTCTTATACTTGCTTTTAATGCTCTAAACTTGGGTATGAGATTATATATACCATCGTCCCTTTCCATGCATTTTGTAACAATTAAATCTTTCATTGCATAAGGTAATGTATTGAATGTAAAAATACGTTGATTTTTATATAAGATTAGTTTGTAGTGATTACCCGTATACGATAATATAACATAGTATTTGGGTTTGAATTGACCCGCGGTTACTAAATCATCATCTACCATGTTGCCACATTGTAAAACATTTCCCAAATCGCCATGATTAAAATTATATTCGGAGAGAATTATTAACTTAATATTTAATGCTCGCTCCAATACATTAATTGCCCATGTTTCCGCCCAAAATTTGCATGTTTGTACCTTTGCTCGAAATTTATCAAGAGTATTAACACCTTGTAACCAAAGATAGTCTTGCATGTTCTCTCGAGCATAAGTATATTCTCTTTTTGCCCTTCTAAATTCTTCGATCGCTTTATTTGCTTCTAATGCAAGTTTTTTTTTGTCGTCTCTATTAGTTGCTGTAGAAAACTGAACCTTTAAAGCATCAAGATCATTCTTGATCTGTAACATCTTTTGTCTAGTTCCTGTCATTTCGCCATTATACATATCGTATTGTTCTTTAAAATCATTAAAAACTTTTTGTGTAGCATTTTTCGCTACAATTTCTCTCATTTGTTTTACTGTTATTGCTTTGTTCCCCTTATATGCATCTCGTATAGTCGCAAACAAACAATCGCCACCCGCTTCATTATCTAACATTTTATACTTACTACTCTTCATAAATTTTTTTATCCACTCATCTCGTTTTTTAAGTTTATATTCACCCCTTTCCTTCATCGCAGATTCCATTGAAGCCTTATGTGCAGTTAAGTCATTTTTTTCATCATCATCTTTTTCTTTTAAAATTTCACTCAGAATTGTTGGTTTATTTGGACTGCTCCACGTATCAGTTTCCAGTTCCTCTTCTTCAAAACCTACAACTGCAGGTTCTTTTGTTTTGTCCTCGCCTTTATCGTCTTCTTCATCACCGTCTTCTTCATCATCGTCTTCTTCATCATCCCCCTTTAACTGTTTTGCACCGAAAAGTTTTTGAAGATGTTGCTCTGTAAAAAATGAATAAAATAACGGTAAAGGATTTGACAATAATGTTACATCAAAATCATCATCTTCATCTAATAATTGCGTATATTGCGAGGCTAAAAATTCATAAACTCCTATTTGTTCAACAACAACGTCATCTTTAACAAGGTAAACCGGTATATATAAAACACCTTTATCCGCATATGTATATCTGACATTCCCTAAAGCTACGCTTGCCATCATGTTTGGGAATAATTCAATATCAAACTGAACAGCATCATAGCCAAAATCATTTTCATCTACCGCATTTGTTCCTATATACGTTATACTATCGTCTATTAATGACTTTACCATATATTTTAATCTAATATTAAAAATTTACTTAAGTATTTATCACCTCTTATTTCTTCTATACAAGACCATAGTCTTTTACGTCTATAAACAAGCTCAATGTTTTCAGGATCCTTTTCAAAAATAACAATTTCTTCTACCAATTGATCTTTTCTCTTCTTTCTTTTACTAATTCCATAATAATCTGCTATTCTTTCCAATTCTTTTTTGATATAATTCGTTTGATAATCTATTTCTAATGCAATATAATCATCCATAGCAACAGATGAAGTCATTTCCATCAAATCAACCTCTTTTACTAAATCTTCGTATGTTACTAAATTATCATTTTTTTCTCCTTTACATTCTTCTTGGAGAAAAAAATGTATATTTTCTTCAGTTTCTGACATATTATATAAATATAGTTATATTTTTATATCATTCAATATAATTATATTCAATACTCGTCATCCAAATCCATGAATTTAAATACTGTTTTACTACTAAGACTGGGGTAAGTACTTGATTTCATTGAAGCTGCGCCTGATACAAAGTGTTTAATTTCGATCGACTTTTCTTTATTATTTACTTCTATAAATTTGAAACCTTCGCTAATCATTACAACAAGATTTTCGACAATTTCATCAACCTCGTTCTTTTTGTTTTCTTTGTTAATATAATCGTGAAATTTATTCATTAGAATATCAATCAAATTTATTACTTTGTCAGTTGAAATTACCGTCTGCTTCATAAGATTAACAAAGAAGCTACTCAAAGCCCTTCTTTTATTATTTTCTTTATTAACTGCACAAAATTCATCATAATCTTCTTCTGCGTCAATATGTCGAATATTATTAAATAAATCTAGAAAAGAATCTACATTTTTCTGACAGATTGAATTCATAAGAGGAAACACCTCAATTAATCCCCTGTACGATTTAGCATATAATTCTGACCAAAACTTATTCATACTTCCAATATCAAATATTGACTTGCCGATTTTCATCAAATCAGATTCCGGTGGATTTGTTTCAATAATTTCTTGTAGAAGTGTTTTGATTTGTTCTTGTTTATCATCATAATTTTTAGAAGTCATTTTATTAAATAAGGTTCTTAGATCATCCAACTGTTTCTCAATTCCATCATTGCTTTTTGTTCCTATAGTGGTAGTTGTTTTAAAATTTCGCATTTCTTTCCAATCATCCGCTGTTATTACTACCTTTTGTCGTCGCCTTTCTCGCCTATGATTATTATTATTATTATTATTATTATTCTTATTTTTAAATATAGGCGTTCGTTGATAACTCGGCGCCCCCACCAGTGTAGCCAATCTATTAATAGATTGAATCACTTCTGAAGATAGGATATTATCTTCGATGTTTAAACCGTGACTAATTTTATTAAAATCTTCAAGTGTGTATTGATGATCGGCTAATATAGATGTCATTATTTACTTTGAATACACAAGAACTGTTTATATCAATTTTTCAGATTATTACCTTCATCATAATGTATAAAAAATTGATTCAGATATTAGTTTATAGTATCCACTTAAACAAATCATCATCTTAGTATATACACATGGAAACCAACACAAACGAAACCAAAAGCTCTATTACATCAGGTCCCGCTGAAATACAAAACTGGGACGATACACCTCTTATCAGAGATAAAATTCTCAGAGGTATATTTGCGAATGGATTTGAACAACCAAGTCCGATTCAAAAAAAAGGAATTGTACCAATGATTCAATCAGGAAAGGATGGGAAACGACGCGATATTATAGCACAAGCTCAGTCCGGTACTGGGAAAACAGGATGTTTCTCGGTTGGAGTACTTAATATTGTTGAACCAGAAGAGCGAGTGACTCAAGGACTTATCCTTGCCCCAACTCACGAATTAGCTGGTCAAATTCGTGACGTTATTACTGCCCTGGGCAGGTTTGATAATATAGTAGTACAACTACTTGTAGGAGGAACATCCGTAGATGGGGATCGAGAAAAGCTAGATAATAATCCACCTCATATTATAGTTGGAACTCCTGGAAGAGTTCACGATATGATTCGTAGAAAATATCTTAAAACAGAAAAAATGAAGATTATTGTACTTGATGAAGCAGATGAGATGCTGTCACAAGGGTTCAAAGATCAGATTTACAAGATCTTTCAATATATGCCATCTACTATACAAATCGGGCTATTTTCAGCTACAATGCCACCTGAATGTGAAGAGATGGCTGCTAAATTTATGGATAAACCAATTAAAATTCTTGTCAAGGCAGATGCTCTTACCCTACAAGGTATCGCACAATACTTTGTTCGTCTTGATGGCGATGAGCAAAAATATATGGTTCTGAAGGATTTGTTCGCAGGTCTTAGTGTCTCTCAAGCTATCATTTATTGCAATAGCACAAGGAGAGTGGATGATCTACACGAAGCAATGGTCGCAGATGAGTACCCTGTAGCAAAAATTCACGGTAAGATGGATGAATTGGATCGAAAAGAAACTAATAAACAATTTAGAGCCGGACAACATCGTGTTCTAGTTACATCTGATCTATATGCCCGAGGAATTGATGTGCAACAGGTTAGTATTGTAATTAACTTTGATGTTCCAAAAAGCGAACATACTTATCTTCATAGAATTGGACGTTCGGGTCGATGGGGCAGAAAAGGAGTTGCTATTAACTTTGTTACAAAACATGACGGTGCAAGGTTGAAGCACTTCGAAGAGTACTATAGTACTGTAATCAGCGAAATGCCATCGGACTGGACCGCACATATCAGCAACGTTTAAATTCGTAATCTACATTATCTTATAATATTATTAAACTCTAATGTTAGAAGATCACCTTAATAAATCTTTTTCTTTGCCGATTGATTTTTGTTCAAATACTTATGATACTCCCCAAAATTTATTTGAAGATTTAGAACTTGTTGAAACTCACAAAGATGTATCAAATGTTACATTATATGAACATTTATTAAAACCTAAAACACCATTTGGCTTTCTTACTTTGGAAAAATGGAGTAAAAAGTATACAACAGACATTGCTTTTCTAAAAGACACGCAAAAAATGTTATCAAATAATAAACCCATAGATGGTAAAAAACTAAATATAATAGCCAATGCATGGAAAAGTTATAAAGGTATTAAGGAAGATTCGGCCTTTATTGATAATTATCAATACATTAGTTGGGAACCATTGCAATTTCTTAATACATCTATCGTATTCCTTACAATTATTTCCATTTACAGTATACTATCTCCTTTATTGAATTTATTAGCACCTCTTCTCCTATTAGTTGTTCCATTTTTAATTATGAAATTAAAAGGTCTTTCAGTAACCTTTCAAAATTACATCATTTTATTAGTAGCATCTTTGAAGCGACATAGTTTTGGTAAATTATTAACAGATTGGAGCACAATACCCACGGGTCAAAAAATGTATTTAATGGTAATGTTGGGGATGTATCTTTATAATATCTATCAAAATGCCATTTCATGCTACCAATTTTATAAAAATACAACCACAATCAATAATGATATCAAAAATATCAAAAACTTTCTAGAACATACTAGAGAACAGGTTGGTACGCATATCAACAAAATACACAAACTTAAAACATACGAGCCATATCGAAATTATTTACAGAAAAAATTAGAAAGCATTAATGAATTATATCTCTCATTAAGTAAGGTACCTATAGCTAGTTTCAATCCACAAAAGATACCCTATATTGGCTATACAATGAAAGAGTATTATAAATTATATAACGATGAAGATATTCAGGATACAATCCTTTTCTCATTTGGATTTCATGGGTATTTAGACAATATTGGAGAGATTACCAATAAAATACAGAATAAGACGATTCATAAAATGAAATTCTTGAATAAAAAGAAGGCTATATTAAAATTTAAGAATGCTCAATACCCAGTGATGCAACAACAAGATACAAAATCCAAAAATATACCAAATGATATTGATCTTAAAACAAATAAACTTATAACCGGTCCTAATGCATCGGGGAAAACTAGTTTATTAAAAACAACAATTACCAATATTTTACTGTCTCAACAATTTGGTTTAGGATTCTTCGAAAAAGGTAAAATGACCCCTTTCGATCATATTCATTGTTATCTTAATATACCTGACACATCATCAAGAGACAGTTTGTTTCAAGCTGAAGCAAGAAGATGTCTGGAAATATTAACAAAAATAAAAGATAATGAAGATAAAAAACACTTTTGTATATTTGACGAACTTTTTTCAGGAACAAATCCGTATGAGGCCATTAGTAGTGCGAAATCATATTTAGCACACATTTCAAAATCCGACAAAATTAAATTTTTATTAACCACGCATTTTATTTCACTATGCAAACAATTAGATGATAATGGGCAAATTTCAAATGTTAATATGAAAACAAATATTGAAAATGAAGTTCCAATATATCATTATAAATTACAAAATGGAATATCCGAAATTAAAGGAGGAATCACTGTACTTAAGCAACTTGGCTATCCGCAAAATATAATTGATGAAACAAATAAAGCAATGGATAATTTCTAATGTTCGTTTGATTATAGTTTTAATAATATTTTAGAACTATAATATGTCACTACAGACTTTAATTATCAGTGTTTTGGTCACATGTATTACAGTAGGTGCAACCTTTTTTTACTTTAGAAACCGTATTCAAAGAACAGAACAAAAAGTTGATCTAATGTTTAGTTTGATACAAGAACACGAAAATAACAATAAGCTACGTCAACAATACCAACCATCTACAATACAAGGAGGTATGTCTATGGGAGAACAACAAGGACAATTTCAACAAGAACAACACGAAATGCAAGGAAATGAATTAATTAATATCTCTGACGATGATGGTGATTCTGACGATGATAGCGATTATGATAGCGACGATAGTGCAGAAGTCAGTGATAACGAAGATAAACTTAAAATTAATGAGGATGAGGGCGATGAAAATTTAGAAGATACCGTCAAAACAATTTCATTATCTTTGGATGGTGCCGAAACCACTGCATCCTCAGAGGTTAAACTAGATGATATGCAAAGCTTAACTGAACATTCTATCGATGAAAATAAACAAGATATTATTAACAAGGTTTTTGAACAGGTTGATATTACCAAAGTTGATGGCGATTCTTCTTTAAATGCACTTGAAATTACCGAAATCAATGACGATGATTTAGATCAAATTAATTTGAGCGATGAAGATGAAAATCCCGATGATGAAGATGTCAACGATGAAACAATTAAAACCATTTCTGGAGGAGATTCGACAGACTACTCCAAGTTAACTGCTAAAAAACTAAAAGAACTCGCAAAAGAAAAAGGATTGGAGGCAAAGGGTCTCAAAAAAAAAGCATTGGTTGAGTTATTAAGCAGTTCTCAATAAATTTATTTCTAATAGTAATATATTATGAGCTGGGGAACTTGTTATAAAGCATCAAATAATATTCACGCGGGATTTCCCGCGATGATGAGCGAAGGTAATCTATATACTGATTATGATAGCGCTTGCAAAATGAATAATGTTTTAAAAAAAAAGGTAGGGATTCAATCCAACTACCAATACAGACAGTGGTTAATAAATAATGCGAACTCTGTCATGCAAAGTAATACGGTAGCATCCTGCGCACAATGTTGTGGATGTATGGAAAGTTTCAATTCCGTACCTAATTCAAATAAATATTTATTCAAAAGTTGCGCAGACAAAACGCAACCCTTTGGATATGAAACATCCGATTTGAAAAACCTATACTTATCCAGAGCCGATTTGCAAAGTAGGTTATGTGCTCCTATTATGACACAAAGCGAAATGTTGAAAATGGGCAAGCAAAATTATAATTAGAATACTTAAATTGATATTAAGTATTGTAATAAAAATAATAATTCATTATACTAATAATGAACATAATCAGTATTGATGTAGGTATGAAAAATCTTGCTTATTGTATATTTGCAGTTAATGATAAAAGCTATGATATTCTTGACTGGGGCGTTGAAGATCTGTGTAATAGCGAAACTAAAAAGCAGTGTATGTTTGTTACAAAAGGTAAACGCTGTACCCGAGGATCAAAATATCATAAAGATGATAAATACTACTGTAAATGTCATGCAAAAAAGCAACAATATCAAATACCTACAAAAAATCTTAAAATGAAAAAATTAAAAAAAATGAAAGCAAAAGAGTTAAAAGAATTTTGTAACGTTAAACAGTATATTTTACCAAAAAAATCTAAAAAACAAGACTATTTAGATGCTATATGCGAAGATCTTGCAAAAAATTATTTTAACACTATAGAAACTGTTGATAGTAGATCTATAGATATTGTAACATATGGTACTCGTATCAAATTATTTTTCGAAAAACTAATGCTAAAATTCAATATAGATTGTCTATTAATAGAAAATCAAATTGGACCTCTTGCTTTAAGAATGAAAATGTTACAGGGAATGATAATCCAACATTTTATAGAAGTTGATTGTAAAAACATTAAAGAAATCTCTCCAGCTAATAAATTAAAGGAATTTATTAAGAAGAAAACAACATATAAAGAAAGAAAACGGGTCAGTATTGAAATTACAAGAAAATTAATAAGTGAAAATGATATTTTACATACATGGATATCGCATTTCGATACTCATAAAAAAAAAGATGATCTCGCAGATTCATTTTTACAAGGATTGTGGTACATTAAAAACCACTGTTTAAAATAAATTATTTCTATATTTTTAATAAAAATAGTTTATTAAATGCGTCTTACTTAAAATTAAAAGTTCTTATTAAAACATAATGAATGATTCTGAAATTATCGACTTAGGAATTTCCAAAATATCTGATTCACCAACCATGGCTCCGAAACTATCTGTAACATCGAAAGATGATGGAGGAACCATCCGATTGAATAATCTTCCTTCTCTTGATACAGCTTCTACTCCTAGTAGATCAGTTAATTTTGGACCAGGGGCTGAGATGTTAATGAACGCCGGCCGCGCCTCAAGACAAAATTCTCCCAAATCAGATATACAATTGTCTGAACTTAAGGGACTTGATGATATTTTTGAACCCAAAAGAAATCCCAAAGAGGTAAGAGCCAAAGTATTTTCAATGAGTCCCATTGAACCTACAATTAAACTTAATATATCTGAACCTGTTAACACCCCTCCAATGCCTATAAATTCCAGTGGTTTAGGAAATTCAACCGCGAAAGAGGTGAAAAAAGAAGAAACGTGGGATGGATTTCAGAAATTTAATGAAATTCCAGTAGATCCAGTAAAACAAGTTCCTGAAACGCCAGTATTAACACCTGAGCAAACATTGAAAGAAAAATTTGTATATATTAGAAAACTTGAAGCTTTAGACAAAAAAGGTGTACAAATTAGTAAAAAATATTCAATGGATGATAGTTTAGACGAAATGAAAGGTGAGTATGAAATGATCAAGAGTGAACAGCAAAAGAAAAATTCTGTTAAATTTCAGGGCAAAATGCTTATGGCTTTTGTTTCAGGAATTGAATTTTTAAATGGAAAGTTTGATCCATTTGACATCAAACTAGATGGTTGGGGAGAAGCAGTATCTGAGAATCTAGATGAGTATGATGATGTTTTTGCCGAACTCCACGAAAAATATGGCGGTAAGGCTAAAATGGCACCAGAGCTTAAATTACTTTTTATGCTTGGAGGTAGCGCTGGTATGCTTCACATGACTAATACCATGTTTAAATCCGCCATGCCCGGAATGGATGACATTATGAGACAAAACCCCGAGCTCATGCAACAATTTACTCAGGCAGCAGTTAACACTATGGGCCAACAAAACCCAGGATACGGAAACTTTATGCAAAATATGATGCCACCACGCGGTTCTCCGCCGGGTCCTTCGATGCATATGAATCAGCCTCCTAACAGACCTGACTTAAATATGGCACGAGGAGGTGGCCGAAGAGCTGAATTTAGCGATTCTGTTAATATGGAAGATCAATATAGCAATGTTTCTAAAAAAAAATCAGGAAGACGAGAGATGAAAGGACCCTCGGATATTAGCGATATTTTGGCGGGAGTTAAGACAAAGAAGGTAAATATCAAAAACTCAGATACTTCTAGTACAATTAGTGTATCAGATTTACAAGATATGAAAGGTAATTTACCTAATAAATCAAAAAGGAAACCTCGATCTGCTAGAAATACAGTCAGTTTAAACCTATAAATATTTAAATCCCATTTAATATTATATATTAAATGGCATTAGATAATGTTAAAAAATCATTAGAACAAGGAAAAGAATTATGTATATGGGATCCAAGTCCAATGTGTTTAGGTTCAGGTGCAACAAGTCTGACGGATCGTTTGGTAAATAAAGAGAATAAAAGAGCATGGGAACGATTTGATTTCGCAAATGAACTTCATTCAGAAGATAAATTTTATAGTAATAATAACTATGAAACTTGTAAGAATTGGACAAATGCTTCTCAAAGAGCCAGAGATGGTAATGCTCTGGAAAGAAATTTGGACCCTAGGTATAAAGAAAATACCAGATTTATAATTATTGCAGCTGGGCCTACTGGTTCTGGAAAAACTAAAATTGAGAATGCTATTAAAAATGTGGTTGCTAGAACATTGAACCCTAAGGCCTCCAATCTACCTTTTCAAAATTTGGGACACGATGAAAATATCAAGACTGATCCCATTTTCATTAAACAATATAAAAGTATAATTCCAGAGGGCGTCTCCAGCAATAATATAACACAAGAACAAATTAGTAATGTTTTTAGCTTATATGAAGAATATAAAACTAATAACAGTGCAATATCTAGAATAGCAAAAGAAAATGAGGCAATACGATTAGCTAATACATATATAGAAAAACGACAAGGAGATGTGTTTGAAATACCGCCAAAATCAGTTTTTGACAAAGAGCCTATTGCATATGATACCTATTTATATTTTCAAGTTTGCATTGCCTTTTATCTAGGGTTGAATATTAATTACGAAACAACATTAAAAAACCCAGAGTCTATCAAATTTCTTACAAAAGCGGCTGGAATATTTACCAATGGATGCAAGCGTTTTGATTATGTTTTCATATTGGGATTTCCTATTGTTGAATTAAATCAATTAGAACAAAGAATTCAATATAGATTTGATAATAGAGGAGAAAAAATAGAATTTTTAGATATGCTTATTGATAATAAATTATTGGATAATATGGAAAAATCATATAAATTTATTGCGGGTATAATTGAAAATTGTACTGGAAGAGTGGATGTTAGAACAATTTGTGGAAAAAATGGTAAAATTGGCATTGATTACTTAGCATTATTTGACAATACAAAAAAATGCGTTTATGAAGAAAAAAGAGGGGAAACAGTAGCAATGTCTTGTGATCCAGAAAAAATGCCAAAATTAGACGTTTTGCCTATTAGTGAAAGATCATATATTTTATTAAAAGGAGGTCGCTACAAAAATCCCGCTACAAGATTGCAATTACAAATACCGCAGAAAAAAACACTAATTGCACTTTTAATGACTAATTTAAATCGTGCAATTAGTTACAAAAGCGGTGGTCCAGGAAAAAAAGCTTTATCTTTAGACTGCAGTGATACATGTGACACACAATCTTCTTATTGTTTATCTCCGACAACAAAAGCCAAATCGTGTGTTAATAGTATGAAATTTGATGAGAGTGTAGAAGACGCCATGTCTGAATTTTGCAACACGAATTGTGAAAGAGTTAAAGAAGCTCAACGAACAAATGATGAACAAGGGTGTATTTATAAATCCAATATATTATTCCGAGAAAAATGCTCGAGTAATTGCGTACCTACTGGAACGAAAAAAATATGTAAAAAAAGAGGAGGTAAACGAAAAACAAGACGCAAAAGGAAAAAATAAATAATAAGTTTAATTTTAACTTTAATTTTTAACTTTAATTCATATCCTTTCATATCCATCACTATTTTGTATCCCCCCCTCTTCTGCTGTAAGCTCTTGCTTTTCACTTACAAATTC